CAAGCGTTGGCGACACGCCCGACCAAGTAAATGTGTTGGAAATTTCGTCCCATTGAAGTGCCTGCAACGAATACGCCACTGGTGACACAATCAACGAAACCGAAACTTGGTTGTAGGAAGCCTGAAACGACCAGCCTTCAACAAATCCTTGAAAGATTGAACCCATGTTGGCAGGCAAGTCGTTGATTGCCACGGGTTGCCCCATGAATGTGCCAATCAGGTCGTCACGGTCGGCGTCGTCTAATTCAGGATTTGTCAGGTCAAATGTGATTTCACTAAAAATTGCTTGTGGGTCTTTACGCAATGCCAAATAGAAATCGGCTTGGTCTTCGGCGTCGGTGGCGTTGTGAAGTGTTGTTGTGATGATCTGTGCAAGTGTTCCGTAAGTCAAAATTGAAGTTGCGTCACTGGCAGATTTTTCAGCACTGCTTGTCGCACCATACTTGATTGTGAGGTCATTACGTACGTCGCCTGCACGGGTTTCCGTACGTAATCCAGCTGCGCGGGCTTGGTTTGCCGTAAGTTGAACGTAGCCATTTGCCTGAAGATATTGGCTGCGGTGCGTCGCGTCGGCGTATGAAATGCGACCTTTCGCGTCCTCATAAATGTAACCAAGACCTGACGTGGCAAGTGCTGAAACCAGTGAATAAACGTCAGTCCGACTTGACGACCTTGCCGCCAATTCATAGTCCCCAGGTTGGTCAATTTCTCCAAGTCCTACGTTCTCAGCAGTTGCCCAAGTTGTTGTTGGGTCATAAGTTGCCCAAGTTAATGAACCCGGAACTTCAGCCCAAGTGTTTAAAAGTAAATCTGAAAGAATTGTGTAAATCTGATTGCCGTCAAAATCTTTCGAAAGTACGCCGTTGGTCAATGACTTTGGCAAACGGGCAAGCGCACCAAGTGCGGTGATTGAGTAGGTTTGAGTGAAAGCGGTTGAACCCACTTCACGCACTTCCAACGCAATATCAACCACGTTGCCACCAAAGATTGCCACAAATACGCCTGCGGTGTCTTTGACTGAAACACCTATTGTTGAGTTGATATTGACTGGGATTATGGTTTGCGCCAAATCCAGCAATTGAATGTTGACGTAACCCGCCTGCGCTTGCTCATAGATATTTGTGCGACCACTACGAATCACCAAGTTTGCCAAAACTGCGTCGGTGTATTCAACGCCATCAATTTCAACCAGCCAAATAGGATTCCATTGCGTCATTAGATCGCCACAAGCGCGGTTGCACCACCAGTGCCGCGGTAGTAGGAATTATTCAAAGTTTCAACGATTGTGCGGGCAGTGCCCTCTTTGTCAATTGCCCCGTTGACTGTAATGCTGATACGCGCTGCGTTCTGTGAATCGGTGAACCCACCGCCACCAGCAGCTGCCAATCGTGCTGCATTTTGTGAATCAGTAAATCCACCACCAGCCACGGCGGCTGCAACGCCTGCCCCAGCCTTTGCCGCTGCGGCAATACCGCCACCACCGCCACCGGTACTTCCCGCACTGCTTGGAAGGTTGATTGTTGGCACTGAAGGAATTGAAGGCGTTGACGTTTTTGGCACTGAAATGGTTGGGACGTTTACGCTTGGTGCAGAAATCTTGGAAACGTTAGGCAAGAATGGAATTGAATTGTAGGCACTGATCAAGGCGTTAATTCCTGCGACCGCACCTGAAATCAAGCCGTTCAAAATTCTGACCACACCAGCAATGACGTCAATGACACCGCCTGCAATTTTGCCTGCCACCTGTAAAGCCCCACCCAAAACTGTGCCGATTACTGGTGCAAGGTACGTTGCAATATATGCGCCGAACACTTTAAAGGTTTCAAGGTTGTCGCCAATTGCGTCCCTGACGTAGCCAAATGCCTTCACAAGTCCGTTAATGATTGGGGTGAACACTGCGGTAAGCAAATTACCCACCTGCGTAATTTGTCCACCAAGACCACCACCGTCAAGGCTGAAGGCGTTTGAAAATGCGTTGATTGCTGGCAATGCGTTTTGGTTTATAAAGTTGATAACTTTTTCAAGGATTGGCAACAAGGCAAATCCGATTGTCTCTTTGGCTTCGTCAAATGCCACTTGCATACGGGCAATGCGTCCAGCGTAGGTGTCTGCGTTCCGTGCTGCTGCCCCGCCAAATAAATCTGAAAGGCGACCTTGCACCTGCGTAAAACTCATGGTCTTCAATTCAGCAGCTGATAGACCAATTCCCAATTTGCCCAGCGCGGCACTGTTGCCGTCATAAGCCTTGCCCAGCGCGTTCGCAACCGTTTCCAGTGGCTTGCCAGTAGCAGTTGCAATGTCTAGCGCGGTTGTAAGTAAATCTTGTGCCTTTGTGATGTCTCCAGTTGAACGCACCAAGCGTCCCAACGCTGGTCGCAACTGATCGTCAGCCACACCCGTGGCAAGTGACATTTTAAGAATAGATTGTTCAGTTGCTGCAATTTGGGCATTGGTTGCCCCTGTGGCGTTCTCTAAGGCAAGGGCAAGTTGTGTCTGTGCCTTTTCGTCTTCAACGGCTGCCTTGACCCCTTCAATGCCTATTTTGACGGCGTAAGCACCAGCAGCAGCGGCAGCAGCGACAAATGCCGCGCCAATCATTTTGCCAGTCTTGCCAATCTTGTCGCCAAATGTGTCAACGTCTTGGGTTGCAGATTTCAGCGACTTGTTGAGATTGTCAACGTCACCAAGAATGGAAAGTTTGAGCGTGCGACTACCAGCCATTAGTCATACTCCTTCACTATCTTAGAAAACGATTCTTCCCAGCGACGAACAATTTCAGGCTGGGCACTGCGTAGCGTTGGATAGATAAACCAACCACGCGACCCACGACCTTCACGACCCGACCACACTGGGAATTGCTTTAAACGGTTTGAACCAAATTCAGCACCGCCCCAAAGTTGTTGCGTTGTCCCACCACCGCTTAGTTTTTGACCAGCAAATCCAAAACTCATTTCGCCAATCTTTGAAGACTTAGAAACCTTTGAACCCTGTGCCACACGATCGTCCAGCAAATTCCTAGAACGTCCCGCTGCGTCAATGATTTTGCCACGAACCCAATCAGCAAGTTTTGAACTTTGCTCTTTGGCTTGCGCGGTTGCTTCGTCGTCCATTGCTTTAAAGGAACGGGTAATGGCACGCAATTCCGCTTTGTCGTAAGCGATTGCGTCACTTGCCATTTGCCCGTCCTTCCAAGATTTCCAACACCGTCAGAATGTCTTCAGCTGCTTCGAATTCGCTAGGCGATAACCCTGTTGCTAGGGCTAACTCCCAAACTACTCTGGCAAGGCTTCCGACTGGGTGGCTTTTGGGTTTGCTTCACCGACAATGACTTCAGAAATTGTTTCAGTCCAAATGTCAATCGGCTTCACTGGCTTGCCCGCTGCTTCACGTTTCATGGCGTGATAGGCAAGAAATACCAAATCGGATATTCCGATTTTTTCCTGTGCCTGTGCAATGGTATTGCCCGTGTGCTTTTCCCAACGAACCCATTCAGGGGGCGCAGCGGTGTAAGTTATCTGATCCCCATTGGTGTATTCAATTGTGATTGGTAGTTTCATTTTGTCTCCCGATTGTTAGGTTTAGAACGTTTCGCTTGGATTTCCTACTACCACGAATGATAGTGAAACTGTCTGTGCGTCAGGTGCTGCACCGCCGATTGACGGAACAACTGGCATGACGTTGCAAGTAAAGACCGCACCAGTTGCAGCAGTTAAGGAAACCGCCAAAACTGTATTTGGTGCGCTTTCCCATGCAGTCCAAAGTGCTTCGCAAAGTGATGAAGCCGCGCCCCAGTCTGCAAGCATTTCGACGTCCAAAGTCCACTGGTCGTCAATGTGCTTGTAAGCCTTGCCGTCAAGTGTTTGGTAGGTCGTGACTGTTGGTGCATTGCTTAGAACCACGCTGGTCGCCTGCGCGTCGTAGTTAACGGTCGCGATCGTCAACACTAAATCGCGACCCGTGATGATCGTTGTTGGCACGTTATCTCCTTTTATGTAGTTTGTGTGTAGTACGTCGAAACGTTTATGTCAGCAACCAGCATTGGACTTTGGCCTACTTCCAACACTGTCGGCTTTTCAACAACGCCAACAACGTATCCTGCGGGCATTGCCGCAAGAATTCCTATGATGAGTTTTTCGAGATTGTCTAGCGAACCAGCATTGCTATTTGAAGCAACAATGGCAGTGATTGCAAAGTTGATTTTGACTTGTGTTTTTGCCTTGCCAATCAACACAACTTCCATGTAAGGCGAATCGGGAACAATGACAATTGCTGGTGGAATTGGTGATTCAGGCACTGACGAATAGCAGGTTGCCGCAAGTGAGGAAAAGGCGGTGGCTAAGGCTGCGCGGGTATCGGCGACGGCATTGGCTGGCATTACTGCACAACCGTTTCAACGTCTAAAAATGGCATAAGCAATGTGGACACGCGATTGGTCAAACTGCGTCCCATTCTGTACGGCGTGCTGGCAAAATCCACGCCTTCAATTTGTCCACCTGCTGCAACACGTGATTGGAAGACTTCGACGCTGACTGCAAGCACGGCTGATTCGATTGGCGCACTGGTGGCGTAAATATCAGCTGCGGAATAGCCTGAAAGTGTTGCCGTGCCTGTTGGGATTATGTCGCGCAAAGTCACGTTGGTTGAAGTGAGTGCTGCGGTGAAATAGTTGATTTCTGATTTAACCACTGTGTGCGTGGCAGTAAAAGGTGCTGGCAAACCAGTCACAATGACGGATTGACCAGTCACAAAATGATGTTCACGTTGAGTGTAAAAATAAGCCACGTTGGATTCTAATTTGTACGCGTTAATTGCTGAAGTGTTTGCAACCAGCATTGGCAAAATGACCGCTTCACTGGTGTTGATAATTTCATCTAAATAACTGTCACTGTATAAAGATACGCTGACGCCTAGCACGGTTCGCAATTGACTTGCGGTGACAATACTAGGCATCAGCGTTTCCTTTCGACTGCTGCGGCGAGATCGGGAGAACCCGCCGCATGATTAGTTTGGTTTAGATGTTGTTACGGAATGCGCCTGCTGCAATCTTTGTTGCGCAAGCACCGAATGAATAAACACCAACGGTGATTGAACCGTCAGCAGTTGATTCTGCACGTAACTGGTATGAAGTTCCCTCGTACCATGTGTATGCAAGTGGGTCAACGATTAGCATTGAACCGTCTGCCGCACCTGCTGGTGAAGCAAAGTCTGCATATAGATCAAGACCAGCAATGTTTCCACGCAATGATGTTGGTGAGACATTTCCAGCCGCGTTTTGTGGTTGAGAAGCGTTGTAAATTGGACGTCCACTGTCGTTGAGTGACATTGCGTTTGCCCACTGTCCTGCACCCATAATGATGTTGGTTGCAAAACGTTGTGTGTTTGCGTAAACACTAGAAGCACCGCGTGAAACAAAACCTAGCAATTCTGCCGCTGTTGGCACGGCTGCAAGTGTTGTTGTATCAACTGACGCCGCTGCAACAAGAACCCCGTTGACATAAGCATTTTGTGCCTTAGCCATTGCAGCAACCATGTTCTTCAATAGTTCGTCGTAGAACAAAGGGCTAGTGCGTGTTAATAATTCCACGCTGAATTTTTGCTGACCAGCAAATTTTTGTACACCCACCGAAATGAAGGCTGAGTTTTGGTCTGTATCAGAAAAGATTGCGTCTTCAGCTGCAATTGCAACTGTTGGTGCAGCAGTAATCTTTGGAATTTCAAATGTCATTCCAGCGTCAGGCAATGCACCGCGAGAAATCGCGTCAATGCTTGGACGGATTGTGTTTGATAGTCCGTTGATAACTTCAGTCAACTGACGTGTTGGAACAAGTCCAGCGTTGTCTGTTGTGTTGTCTGCTGCCAAAACGTATTGGCGTGCGTTTTCGTCACCTGTTGCAGCAAGAACCTTGTTTTCAAGATACTTTGCAGCAGTGATTTCAATGCGTGGTGTTGCTTTCCAACCACCCACTGCGTTTGATTGTGCGGTTACTGACTGTGCGGCTTCGACCGTCTCTACGGCTGAAGCGTCATTGACGGTGTTTTCCACTTCGTCTCCTTCTGTTGTTGGTGTGACTTCAGGTTCAATTGTTGAATCTGAAACTTGTTCTTCTTCGCCTGTTGTTGCGGCGACTTCGGTGACGCGTGATGATCGGATTGCTGGTTCGCTGGTTAATGCAACCCCAGTGAGTTCGCCCTTCAAAATGCGCACTGTTCCGTCTTTTAATGTCTCATATTCGTCAAATGAAACTTCAACGCTGAATCCGTCACGCAAACCTTCTTGCGCTTCCACAAGTGCGTCAGTTCCAGCAGTTGTGTTTGCAATTTTAAAAGTTGCTTCAATTCCCTTGTCGTTTGATTCAATTGAAAGTGTTTTGCCAATTCGACGTGTGCGGTCATGTTCAAGATTCAGCAATACGGCGGTTGCTTCGATTGAACCAGCAGCAAATTGAACCTTGCCAATTGACGCGTTCCCAGTTTCCTCAAACGTGACAATGCGACCGGTGATTGTGCGACTGTTGGAATCAGCTGCGGTGATTTGCATTGGTGTGATTACTTTTTTCATAGCAGTAGGTCTTCTTCCTCGCGTATTTCGTCAATTGACATTGCGCCAATTCGATTCAAGATTTC